TCTTTACATGTAGATTTAGAAGCAGCTTAAACATGCGGCGCATGCCTTCTGAGAGGTTACGAACCATTACCTCAACTTGAGCTGCCGCAGCATCTACAGTAGCTTGCACGCCTGACGCAGTTGTTGACTGCATGGCATTCGGGTTGAGAGCCACGTTTTGAGTGACGCCAGTTTTCTGCTCTACCAGGCCATCCATGTACTGTAATGCGCTAAGTGTCTGCCCTGCTGTGAATGGCACTGCAAGGTCTTGAACCGCACCTGGCTGTCTCATTCTGACGATAGCACCGATCTCATTGTTTAGTACATCGTCAATATTGACTGCGCCTTCAACTATGCCAATGCGTGGGTTGTTTGTCATGGCAACATTATCTAGGACGCCACGAATGATTGCTGTGGCTGCATCCTGATCGTCAAAGATTAATTCTGCCAGACTTCTTCCATACATGGTATGTGGCTCTGGATCGACTTCAAAAACTGCAAAAGGAATGTCGTCAACGCGCTCGAAGTCTAGCAGTTTGTAAGATGAACCACCGCAGATAAAGCGGTGTAAAACTGGTACGCCTGTACCGTCTACATCTAATCTTAAATAAGCTTCTGTGATTGCTACGTTTCTCATGGCAGGATCGCCAGACTGATCCTCATAATCGTCTTGTGCGTATCCTCTGCGCTCAATGTCTTCTGCTTCAGATATGTCAGACGCGCCGTATAGACTGTCTAGGTTATACACATCCTCAAATGCATATCCCATTTCAACTAAATCACCGACACGCATTTCTGATCTGTGGCAGACCACATAGGCATCGTCCAATGTGCGTGCCTGGCTGTTTACAAAGAACTCTTCTGGCGGCACGCTTTCTATTTTTAGTTTACCTTCTGGTATTTGTCGGCTAATCTGCATGGAGTAGCTTGGAACTTCTATCTCAACGCCCATCTCATCCATAGACATAGATGCTGTCATAGTTTCTTCTAAAACCGATATACCTGTATCCGACAGAATATAGGCTCGTTCTTCTTCACTTAAATCCGTGTAGCTATAGGTTTCTGTTCTGTACTTTGTTTCCCAGTAGACTTTTACGATACCTTGCTTTTTTACCAGAGCATCATGGAATGCATCGTTTAGAACTCTAAATCCGTCATTCTGATTAAAGACATAATGCATATAATCTGTAGCTTGCTCACTAAATGCCGTGTCTTCTGGCCCCTTTGGAATGTATTCGACGGGTCTGGCTGTAGACATAAAAACACGCATCAGGCTTGGCTTGACTGCACGCACAACATCGCGAACCTTAGTTGCTACAACTGCCGATCTGCCATCCTCAAAGCCTATATCAACCTCGCCATCGAAGTAGCGTTGGGCTTTTATTCTGTCTTGCGTGATTTCGCTTTCAACAAAGTCAACGGCTTGAGCAATCGCATCCTGAACGATCCCCTCTATTTGTGTGAAACTCTTTTCTGTTGGTTCCATGTTTTACATCCTATTGATTTGTTTAATTTCCACCAGCTAAAAGACCGCTTGTTGCTCCAATAAGGCCAGAATAAAATTCTGGTCTTTGCATCATGCGCATGCGATTAAGTTCGTCCATTTGTTGTCGTTCAATTAAACTTCCTAGCATTCTGCGTTGTGTTGCTGGGTCTTGCTCAAACAACATTCTAGACATTTGAGCCGCACTTTTCTCACCCATGCCTTGAGCGCGTGATATTGCTTGCGCTCCCATACCTTGAGCAGCTCCAGAAATATTACCCATACCGAGACTAATAAGGCTAGCGGCATCTATGGCTGCGTCATCTCTCTGCATCATTCTTTCAGCAGTTTCAGAGCCACCCATTACTTTTCGAGCGGTACGTGTTTTTTCAGATTGCAATTTCATAAATCGTTCAAATCTTTCAAACTGTTCTGCGTTATCAAATGTAAGTCTAAGTGCAGCTCTTTTTCGAGGAGTTCCAAAAATAGTTTTTACAAAATCACTTGCATCTCCTGTTCTTGATGCAAGCTCTTCAACCTGACTAATTAGCCCAGTTCGTAATGCCTCTTTTTCGCCTTTAGACATTTTATTAACACGTTTAACTAATTCTTTTTCTGATATTTTAGTAAAATCAAATCCAGTATCATATGCATCTTTTAGTCTTGCACTATCTGCAAATTGAATATTTGCTGCTTCATATGACTTGTTTTGCCTTGCTATCTCAGAGTTCCAATTTTTCTTTAATTTAGTTAAAGCTCTGCCTCTAGTCGTAACTTTTCCTGTAATTGCATCAGTTTCAGCTTCAATTAAAGCATCTAAACCTTTTTTAATTTGATGGGCGACTTCTGTTGGCATCCCAACTCTACCTATAGCTGCTTCCGTAGATAAAAAATCACCTAAGTCTTTTGGCATTCCAGATATATCTATGTCTGGATCAATATCTGCTATTTCAACGGCTTTTCTATAAGCGTCTTGAACAACTTTGCTTTTTGCCATACTTTGAAAAGGAGCAGCATCTAGCTCAATTTCATATGCTTTTCTGTATGCTGGTTCGGCTTCTGCGCTAACACGTGCAGAAAGATCGTCAAGATAATCTATACCAGTTGGGCCTTTTACTCCAGATATTTCTCTAGCTTGCTCAGAGATTTGTTCTGCCTGTCGTTGTTGACGTTCAGCAAACTGCTCAACAACTCTTTGCCGACCTTCAGACGGAATAGCTTGTGCACGCCACCCAGCGCCGCGCAAGTTTTCTCCAAGATCAGCAACTGTAATATCTTCAATGCCAAGCTGCCGAGCCTCATCTAACCGCTTTGCTGCTTCTCTGGGAGTTAAACCATCACGCTCAAGATTTTCTAAAAGCTTTCTTTCTGCAAAAGTGAATGCACGTTTTTCTCCACCAATTCCTAGACTATCGGCAACTCTACGCATAAATTGTCCAGTTTTTTGTACAGCAACAGGTGCTGCTGCGCCTAATGTGCCACCTAGAGCTGTTCCAACGGCAGCACTTTTTGCTCTTTCTGCTATACCGCCTTCTCCAGCACCAAAACCAGCTATTCCACCCTCTATAGCGCCAATTTTAGCAGCCCTTCCAAGTGTCGGAGCAAGTCTAGCTGCTGTGGCGCTGCCGACTGCCGCACCTCCTGTACCTGCTGTAAGAAGACCAGCAAGTGCTGTTGGAATTACAGCCCCGCCAATTTCTGCACTAATTGCTTCAAGTGGTCTGTCAGCTCTATACTCTGCTAATTTTTTTCTTATTTGCTCAAGATTTTCTTCATAACTTTTTCCTTGAGAAAGACCAAGCGCACGTCCTGCTGCTGAAAGTGGATTACGCAAAGCAGCTTCAATTTCATCTGCGAAACCAAGCGTAATACCTTGAGCTGCTGCACGCAGCCTTTGAGTTTCTGCTGCTGGTTTTTCTGCTCTAGGGCTATCACTAGATATTACTCCTTGAGCAACATCTTGAACAATTTTTTGGACAAATGCATTTTGCTCACTAATGCTTAAATCCGCAAAAGCATCATCAACCTCAACCTCACCAATGCCATCTATTTCAATAATCATTATTTAACCCTCCACTTTAAATCTGGAGCTTTACTTGTTGGAACTTCAACAGGGTCTAGTCTAAAACGATCTCTTCGTCTTTGTATTGCAGCAACTCGATTAGCACGAGCTCTTTGATTTATTTTAAGAAGTTCTTGTATAGCTGCGTATGCCGTTGCTTCTGTACGAGCATCCCCAAGTTCTTTTGCAGCTCTTTGAGCGTCACCTTCAGTTTGAACACCTTTATTTAAACGAAGGCTAGTATTTACAAGACGAGTTTTAAATCTTTCAAATTCATCTCTTGCTTTTGCGGTTTCAATTGCGCCTTGGCCGCCAACACCAAATGATCCAAAAACTCCTTTTAAGAAACCTGATGGGCCAATATCAAGAGGTCCAGTAAATTCGCCTGTTTCTGGATTATAACCAAAATCACCAATGATACCTGATATATCTTCCATCAAGTTATCTATTGTTGTTATTGCCTCAAAGTCTGCCTCTTCAGCTTTTCTTGCGTCACTTGGCAATCCTGCTGCTTCTCGCTCACGTTCTCTTTGTGCTGCTGCTATTCTTTCTTCTGCTTCAATAACATCTTCGTTAACTGTAATTACTGGTTTTCCTGCTCTTCCTTCTGGATAAGTAACAGTATATCGGCCTCCACCCATTATTTCGCTTGGCGGTTTCATGCTTTGTGCTGCAATTTGCTGCCCCATAGCTGTAGGAGATAATTCAGTTAATATAGCCATTGCAGTTTGCATATCTCCAGATTTTAAAGCTTCTGCTGCTTGTTTGGCTAAAGCACGACTGTTCATATCTTTAGCTATATTTAAAGCTTCAGCAGGACTTATTAGGCCGCCTCTCATTAATTCAGCAGCCTCTGGAGAATAATTTTCTAAAAACGCTATAGTTTTATTACGTCTTTCTTGCTGAACCCTCTGAGCCCCTCGTGATCTGATTGCCTCGCCGCCTCGCATGCTAGGCATAATCAATGGATCGAGAGCTGCGGCAAATGTTTCAAAACGACTAAGACCTGTCTGCGGATTAACTTGAGCTCCATAATCAAGAAGACCTCTTATGCCGCCCATCATTCCGCCTCGTTGCTGCGGCATGTCCTGTTTCATTGTTGCTCTTAACGGCATTCCAAATGGTGCGTTTCCATCCATTGTGTTTTCTCCTTGCTTGCCAGCATACTGTAATAGACCTTTCAGTCTTGGCCCTCTAAACTGTGCAATCCCATATGCGCCCAAGCCGCCGCCTTCTGGGTTATAGGCTTGGGGGTTAATCATTGGGAAGCTTTCGACTTGTAAATTGCCGACTATCCCTGCGGCTTGAGCATCCGTAAATCCTTGCCCTTTAAAAAAATTAAATGCAGTCTGCACATTATCAGGAAGGTTTTCAAATGTACCTTCGTCTATGCTTCTAAATATTTCTAAGGCATATTGTCGTCTTTTTCCCATACCCTCGCCGCCAGAGCGTTCATACTTTTGTTCGAACATCTCGGCATAGTCTTGAGGAGAGATAGCAGTGCCAGAGCCAAAAGCATCTAATGTTGCGCTCTCTGGCCCTTGTAGCTCCTGCATCATGTACTCAAGCTGAGTTTGCAGAGGTATGTTATAGTTGACTGCCATTAACCTTAAAACATTCCTGGTAAGCCTGACGCAAATTGTAGATAGCTAAACAATCCAGGTTGTGCGCTTTGTGCTGTTCCAAAAGGTCTTTGTTGAGAAACCCCAAGAGCTTGCAGAGGTAGAGCCATCGATCTCTCTGGTTGTCCAATATAACCTGCATACTGCCCACGAGCCGCATCAATAAGCTGTTGCTGTAATGCTTGCTGTAAAAGCCCTTGCTGCGCTTGCTGCTGCTGAATAGTTTGACCTGTTGTAAACGCTTGCTGACCAAGCCCTGCAAGTTGCTGCGCTGCGCCAAGCCTTGCAGCACGATCTGCCATTGCACTCTGCATTGCCTGAGAATATCCAGCCTGTCTTTGCTGCGCTGCAATATCAGCACCCATTCTGCCATACTCACCTGCAAGCACACCTTCTGCCACGCCCTGCCTTGATCCGCCAAACGCACCTGCTGCTGTTGCTTGTGCGCCAAGCTGATTAGCTGCCATCTGACGCTGCCTCTCTATGTCTTGCTGAGTG